TTGTTTCAACAACAACTACACAATCTCAAGTAGCAACAGCTACTACGATTGATAACTTAACAGGTATAGACACCTCAAGTAAACAAAATGGCTATACTCTAGTTTATGATGGCAACAGCGGAAATTGGCAAGCTAAACCGGCATCGTCGGTTGCGGCCTCTATTACTGCTATTGACGGTGGCACATTTTAATATGATATAAAGCTTTATATGATAATAAAACATTTACTAGGAGAAAATAAATGAGCACAACAATTCAAATTAAAAGAAGCACAGGGTCAGCAGCCCCAGGCGCTTCTGATTTAGTTGAAGGCGAATTGGCGTATGCTGAAGATAGATCCGGCGACGGGGCATCTGCAAAGTTATATATCTCTTCCATAGATTCTGGAAGTAGTGAAGTTATACAAGCAATTGGTGGTAAATATTACACCGATCTTCTTGACGGAGCTACAAATGCTAACACAGCTAGCAAACTCGTAAAAAGAGATGGTTCCGGAAACTTTAATGGAGGAACAATAACAGGTAGTACCCTCACAGATGGAACAGCTAGTATAGCTTCAGGTGCTATTACAGGAGCAACTAATGTAACAGCTTCTGGAACAGTACAGTTTGGTTCTATATCAGACGGAACTATTACAGCAACTGCATTTGTTGACGAAGACAATATGGCTTCTAATAGTGCAACGCTTATTCCTACTCAACAATCTGTAAAAGCGTATGTAGATGCGCAAGTTACAGCAAGTGATTTAGACGCAGCTGGTGACTCAGGTACAATAGATATAGATCTAGACTCTGAGACATTTACAGTAGCAGGTGGTACAGGTATCACAACTGCAGCGTCAGGTACGACAATCACAGCAACACTAGATGATACAGCAGTTACAGCAGGAGCTTATGGTTCTACTACAGCTGTTCCTGTATTAACTATTGACGCACAAGGTCGTATTACAAACGCTACTACAAGCGCTATTGCTACTTCATTCAATATTGCGGCAGACTCAGGATCAGACGATACTGTAGCTGGTGGCGAAACATTAACTATAGAAGGTACAGCAAATGAAGTTGAAACAACTGTATCTAATAATAAGGTAACAGTAGGCCTACCTAACAATGTAACAATTTCAGGTAACCTTACAGTTAGCGGAACAACTACAACGGTAGACTCCACAACATTATCCGTAGCAGATCCATTGATCTCACTTGCAACAGGTAACAATTCATCTGACGCAGTGGACATTGGTCTATATGGTTTGTATGACACTTCAGGTTCAACTGATTTGTATTCAGGTCTTTTCAGAGACGCTAATGACTCTGGTAAGTGGAAACTTTTTAAAGACTTACAAGCAGCACCAGGAACAACTGTTAATACAGGTGGAACAGGTTACGCCGTAGCTACATTAGTAGCAAACTTAGAATCATCTAGTGTAGCAATCACAGGTGGTACTATTACAGGTATTACTGATCTGGTAGTAGCAGATGGTGGTACTGGCGCAGGTACATTTACTTCTAAAGGTATTCTTTATGGTAACGGTACTGGTGCTTTACAAGTAACAGCAGCGGGCTCAGAAGGACAAATTCTTCAGGCAGGCTCAGGTGGTACACCAGAGTTCGGTGGAATTGATGGTGGAACATACTAAAAATTAAATTAAGGAAAAATTGAGATGGACGAACAATTAATTAATGAATATATTAACAACTTGGCAAATCAAGTAAACAGCTTGACCCAAGAAAACATTTTACTTAAAACTAGACTTAATGTTTTTGAGAGAAGGGAACAAGAGAGGTTAAGTAAAGAGGCAGAAGAAAAGGTAGAAGAGAAACAGGAAGAACTACAAGAAGAAGTAGAAGAACCTGAAGCTCCGGTTTATGAAGACAGTAGCATGACTATTGAAACACAACCAGAGCTTGAACCTAAACAAGATTTGCCTCCTTTAGTTAGAGGACCTAAGCCTAAAGGATATAATCCTAAAGTGGATGGACCGAGACCTCTTATCCCTAATCCAAAATTAGCACAGGAATAAAATAAATGGCAACGGTAATAAAATTAAAGAAATCGGAAACAGCAAGTGATGCTCCTACTACCAGTGATTTGGTAGCAGGTGAGGTAGCACTTAACACAGCAGATCAAATATTATATGTTAGAGACTCTAGCAATAATATTGTTAAAGTATCTAACTTCTCAGAAGCAGATCAATCTTTAATTTTTCCTACTGGCGATTATGGTAGTGTAGCAGATAGTTTGACAACAGACGCATTTGGCCAACAATTAGATAAAACATTTGATTGTAACACTAGCATTAAATATAGAGTTCAAACTGTGGAATTAGGTTCTAGCTCATCAATTTAAACGGAGAAATAGATGACAGTTACAGTACAATTTAGAAGAGGAACAGAAGCACAGAACAATGCGTTCACTGGTTCTGTTGGAGAGATATCTATAAATACTACTAACAGCTCTATTAGAGTCCACGATGGTGTTACACAAGGCGGTGCAGAGCTAATGTTAGCGGATGCTACAAACATTGACGGAAGTATAGCAAGTTCTAGAATTTCCGGTACTATACAAGCTAATTCATTAGCATCTGGCTCAAGCATTGACGGCGGAACATATTAATTAGGAGAAAATAATGCCAACACAGGTACAATTTAGACGAGGCACAACAACACAGAATAACTCCTTTACTGGTGCAGTAGGTGAACTTTCCGTAGACACTACCCTAGATACTATTAGAGTCCATGATGGCTCTACAGCAGGCGGTATAAGACTTGCAAAATTTTCAGAAATACAAGCTGGAGATATAACAGGAGTAACGGCAGGCACAGGATTATCAGGCGGGGGTGCAAGCGGAGATGTAACCGTAAATCTTTCACACTTAGGTTTAGAGAGTTTATCAGATCCAAACGACGATCAAATTATATTTTGGGATGATAGCGCGGGAGCAACAGCATTTTTAGATTTAGGCACAGGGTTGTCTATATCTGGGACTACAATATCTGTAGGAACCTTAAATCAGAACACAACAGGAAACGCAGCTACAGCAACAGCCCTTGCAACAGCTAGGACTATAGGTGGTACATCATTTGATGGTACTGCTAATATAACTCCTGGCCTAGCAACTACAGCTACAACATTAGCAACAGCAAGAACAATAAATGGTGTATCATTTGATGGTTCGGCTAATGTTACAACGCTAACAGCAGGAACTGGTGTTTCTGTTTCAGGCACAGCAGTTTCAATAGGACAAGCAGTAGCAACATCTAGTAATGTTACATTTGCAGATGTAGCAGCAACAGGTAATTTAACAGTTACAGGTAACCTAGATGTAAACGGAACGACTACAACTTTAGATACCACAAACTCAACAATAGCAGATAGACTTATTGAGTTAGGTAATGGAACAACTGGAACACCAGGTAATGACATGGGTCTAGTACTCGAAAGAGGAGACTCAGATAACGCATTTATTGGTTGGGACGAAAGTGCAGACAAGTTCCTAATGGGTACAGGCTCATTTACAGGAGCAAGCACTGGCGATCTTACAGTTACAACAGGAACACTTGTTGCAAACTTAGAAGGTAATGTTACCGGTAATGTTACAGGTAATGTTAGTGGTAGTTCAGGTTCATGTACAGGAAACGCAGCAACAGCTTCGGCACTTGCAACAGCAAGAACTTTATCATTTACAGGAGATGTTACAGGTACAGGAGACTTTGATGGCTCAGGTAACTTAGCAACTGCTTTAACTATAGCAGCAAATAGTGTTGCTTTAGGTACAGACACTACAGGCAATTATATGGCACAGGTTTCAGGTGGAGACGGTATTACAATTTCCCATACACAGGGAGAAGGTTCTACAGCGACTATCACAGGAACGGCCATATATAATAGCAGTGGTACAAAACTTAATTAGGAGTAGCAAATGGCTTTAGCTAGCAGACAGGATTTACAAGATTATTGCTTAAGGCGATTGGGTGCTCCTGTTATTGAAATAAATGTTGATGAAGGGCAACTATCTGATAGGATAGATGACGCATTACAATTCTTTCAAGAGTATCATTTCGATGGTGTAGAAAGAACTTATGTAAAACATCAAATCGTAGGATCAAAGTTAAAGCTAACTGCTAACCTAGCAGGTAATTTTGATAAGGGAGAAATTATTACAGGTGGAACCTCAGGAGCTACAGCAATAGTAGACGGTGCAGATTCAACAGCACAATTTATATTAATAGAACAAGTTAAATCAGGCACATTCCAGGGTGGAGAAACAATCACAGGGGATAGAACAGGTTCTACGGCTACACTACATGGCACAGATACTTATACAGAGGGAGATATAGAAAAAGGTTATCTTCCTATAAGTAATAATATACTAGGTATAACTAGAGTATTTAACTTTGGAGGTGCAGCAACTAACAATACAAGGGACGGACAACTGTTTGATCTAATGTATCAGTTTAGAATGAATGATCTATATAATTTAATGGGAGCAGACATGATATATTATTCAGTCGTACAAACCCATTTAACAACATTAGAAAAACTATTGACAGGCGATAGACAAATTCGTTGGAATAGGAAAACAGACAGACTTTATATAGACACAGATTGGGATAAGACATTTAATATTGGTGACTATGTTGTAGCAGAAGCATACGCTATTATAGATCCTGCAACATATACAGAAGTTTATGATGATATGTTTCTTAAGAAATATACAACAGCTTTATTTAAGAAACAATGGGGAGAAAATATTAAGAAGTTTGCTGGCATACAAATGCCTGGAGGTGTAACTTTAGATGGCCAACAAATATACAACGAAGCCATAGAAGAGATACAACAAATTGAACAGGAGATGCAACTTAAATACGAACTACCTCCAAGTTTTATGATAGGATAATATCATGCCTACTAATAATTATTTTCAGTCAGGCACAGGGATAGGATCAACAAACGAACAGCGTTTAATCGAAGATCTTATAATAGAAAGCCTAAAAATATACGGACACGATACATTTTATTTGCCTAGAACAATGGTAAATAAAGATAATGTATTTGACGAATCTCAATTGACTAGTTTTACAGAAGCTTATCCTTTAGAAATGTATTTGGAAAATGTACAAGGCTTTGAAGGACAGGGAGATATCTTTACAAGATTTGGTATGGAAGTTAGAGATCAAGCAACTTTTGTACTAGCAAAAAGACGATGGGAGGATATGGTAACAAGACAAAATCCTACTGTATCTCGTAAAGCAAGACCTGTGGAAGGAGATTTAATATACTTTCAAAGAACAAAATCTCTATTCGAGATTAAATATGTAGAATTTCAAAATCCATTTTATCAGGCAAACCAAATATATGTATTTAAATTAACTTGTGAACTATTCGAATACAGTTCAGAAGATTTGGATACAGGTATTGCAGAAATAGATGCTATAGAAACTAAATACTCTCAAGATATGTTAGAGTATCAATTCCAATTAGAAGATAGTGGATTGTTCCTTAAAGAAGATGGCGGTAGTTTAATTACAGAAGCTTACTCTACATCTGTATCCGAACCAATAGACAATCAAGACTTTGATAATATACTAACATTAGAAGGTATATTAGACTTTAGTGAATCAAATCCATTTGGTGAAATAGGAGGCTCATAATGTTTAAAGATAAATCATACTATCACGAACATATAAGAAAGGCCATTATAGTCTTTGGAACAATATTCAATGATATAAACATTGAGAGGAAAAATTCATCTGGTGCAGTTGCACAAGCATTAAGAGTTCCTTTAGCATACTCTACAAAACAAAAATTCCTAACTAGGATTGCTAGAGTAGCAGATACAAGTACCAGAGGAGAAGTAGCACTTACTTTACCTAGAATGGGGTTTGAAATTAATGGATTGGATTACGATCCAGCAAGAAAAATAGCGCCTATAACAAGACATAGAGTAGTAGGAACAGGAGACGATCCTAATACAGTTAGATCAGTATTTACTTCTGCTCCATGGAACATGAATATGGCATTATATATATTTGCGAAGAATCAAAATGATGGATTAGCAATAGTAGAACAAATATTGCCTTACTTTAATCCTGATTTTAATGTAACAATAAACGATCTCCCAGAATTGGGAATAAAAAGAGATATAAAAATCACACTAGATAATGTTAATTATGAAGATGAATACGAAGGCGAGTTTGCTAATAGATTGAGTGTAATATGGACTTTAAATTTTACCATGAGACTTAACTTCTACAGCCATGTTGCTAATGTAGATGTTATCAAGAAAGCAATTGTTAATGCTTACAGTGATCCTACACTATCATTAGACAAAAACAAACTAGCAGCGGGTAAAGGTACAGTTACAGCATCTGTAAACCCAGCATCAGCCACAGTAGCTGATACATATTCATTCTTGGAGGAATTTGATGAAGCATTCGAAGACTAAAAACACCTTTGAAGATTTAGATAAGAGTTTTAATACAAAAGAAATAACAAAAGCTCTCGAAACAAATCTTAAAAAGACGCAAGAAGAAAGACAACTCCCGGCAGTAGACATGTCCGACGAGGATAAACAAGCTCTACACTTAAAACAACAGGAAGAAGATTTACAGTATGCCAGAATGATGTTAAAACAGGCAGAGGCCTATAACGCAGAGGCAATAGAAGGCATATTACATATAGCAAGAAACTCAGATCAACCTAGAGCATACGAAGTAGCAGGTGGATTAATTAAAAATTTACAGGACAATGCTAAAGACATGTTAGATGTACATGAAAGACAAAAGAGAATAACAGCAGACGATCCTAAAGCAAGGAATATTAAAACGCAGAACAATTTATTTGTAGGTAGCACAAAAGATTTATTAAAAGCCATAAAAGAAGACGATACTAAAACTATCGATGTAGAACCAGATGCCAAAACCTGAACAAGTATCATATCACGGCAATCCTAACCTTAAACCGTTAGCATATCAACACGATTTTACAAAAGAAGAAATACAAGAATATGTTAAATGTAAGGAAGATCCTGTATATTTTATAGAAAACTATGTAAAAATTATTACACTAGACTCTGGTCTACAACCATTTAAACTATACGATTGCCAGAAAAAGAAAGTAGAAAAAATAATGAATAACAGGCGTGTGGTTCTTATGGAAGGACGACAGCAAGGTAAAACAGTTACCTCAGCAGCGTGTATATTACATTATACAGTATTCGAGGAAGACAAAACAGTAGCTATTATGGCTAACAAAGCCTCAGCAGCAAGGGAAGTATTAAACAGATATCAAATAATGTATGAGAACTTACCTTTGTGGATGCAACAAGGTGTTAGAGTATGGAATAAGGGTGATGTAGAATTAGAAAATAATAGTAAAGTACTCTCAGCAGCTACAACAGCATCCGCCATTCGTGGTAAATCAGTTAACTGGTTATACATTGATGAGGCAGCAATCATACCTAACAATATAGCGGACGAATTCTTTACTTCCGTTTATCCTACTATTTCTGCTGGTGAGACAACTAAAATTCTACTTACATCTACACCACTAGGTTACAATCACTTCTGGAAATTCTGGAATGAGGCAGAGAAAGGAGAGAATGGTTTTGAAAATATGTTCATACCATACTATGAAATTCCTGGCAGAGATGAGAAGTGGTTAGAAGAACAGAAACAATTACTAGGAGAAGTCAAGTTTAACCAGGAGGTTATGTGTGAATTCCTAGGTTCGACTAATACATTAATAAACGCAACAACAATAGGTAGATTAAGTACAAAGATACCTGAATATCAAAATAATGGATTAGATATATATGAAGACCCTAAAGAAGGACATTACTACGCTATAACAGCGGACACTGCAAGAGGCATAGGAGGAGATTATTCGGCCTTTGTCGTAGTAGATGTAACAGAAATGCCTTACAAAGTGGTTGCAAAATATCGTAGAAACGATATTGCGCCTATGTTGTTTCCTGATGTTATAGGAAAGGTTGGTAGAGATTACAACAACGCTTTTATATTAGTAGAAGTTAATGATATAGGACAACAGGTAGTAGAAATACTACATCAAGAAGTAGAATATGAAAACATTCTAAGTACAGTTACAGAACAACAGAGGCAATATGTAAGTCCTGGGTTTGGTAAAGCAACTAAATTAGGTGTTAATACTTCTAAACAAGTAAAAAGACAAGGATGTTTTTCATTTAAGTCGTTACTTGAAGAACAAAAATTGTTGGTATTTGATGAACATATTATACATGAGATATCAACTTTTATTGAGAAAGGCAATACATACCAAGCCGATGAAGGCTATCATGATGATTTGGTTATGTGTTTGGTTTTATTTGGTTGGCTAGCAAGTCAGGCCTTCTTTAAAGACATGACAGATGTTAATGTTAGAGAAGGATTATATGGACAACAAATGGGAGAAATAGAACATAACTTAACTCCATTTATAAGAGTCGACGGACATGAACCAGAAGTAGAAGTTATAGGAGAAGATGTTTGGTTATTAGAAGACGAGTATCACCCTAGAAGTCTACAGAAAAGATTGAAGGATTTAATAAACAGATAGTGTAAATACGATATTATCTGTGTATTTACAAAATTGAAGGTTAAAATATTGTCATGTATAAATAGTAGGATGATAATTAAAACTTGTGTCATTCATAAGATAATATAAACCGAGGAGAAAAACATGGCATTTCAGCTATCACCAGGTGTTCTTGTTAAGGAAACGGACCTAACTTCTGTTATCCCAGCAGTAGCTACTTCTATAGGAGCTTTTGTTGGTAATTTTAGATGGGGACCAGCCGGCGAGATCACAACAATTAGTTCAGAGAACCAGCTAGCAGCTGAGTTCGGACAGCCTAATGATTCTACTGCACAAGACTTTCTTACAGCAGCATCATTCTTGGCTTATGGAAATAACCTTAAGGTAGTTAGAGCAGTTGATGATACTACAGCAGTTAATGCCGTAGCATCAGGAACAGCAGTTCTTATTAAAAACAGCGAAGACTACATTAATAACCATTCTAGTGGACAAGGTTCCAATGGAATGTGGGCTTCTAAGTACCCAGGAACTTTAGGAAACTCTCTTAAAGTTTCTTTTGCAGATTCTAGTAATTACGATACTAATTCAGTAGCGTCTACTACTATTACAGCAGGCGGGTCTAGCTATACTAGCGCACCAACTGTAACTTTTTCAGCACCACCTAGTGGTGTTACTGCTACAGGTACAGCTACAATAAGTGGCGACGCGGTATCAGCTATTACTATTACTAATCCAGGTAATGGTTACACATCAGCCCCAACAATCACATTCAGTGGTGGCGGTGGTTCAGGAGCAACAGCGACTGCAGCACTAGCTACAGACTGGGCATATAAAGATCAGTTCGACAGAGCGCCTTTAACATCTACAAAAGTAGCAATCCAAGGCGGTTCAAATGACGAATTACATATAATCGTCATTGATGAAGACGGAGCCATTTCAGGTACTATTGGTACAGTTTTAGAAAGATTCCCTAATGTTTCTAAAGCATCAGATGCCAGAGGCCTAGAAGGCGGATCTATTTTCTATAAAGATGTAATCAATAATCAGTCACAGTACATTTATTGGACAGACCATCCAGCAAGTGATGCTACTTGGGGTAACTCAGGTAACGGAACAACATTTACATCAGGCTTTACTACAGCAGAAGCAACAACAAGCTTAACAGGCGGTGTTGATGACGCACCTGACTCAGGTGATATTCAAACAGCTTGGAGCTTATTTGCAGATTCTGAGCAAACAGATGTAAACTTGTTAATCACAGGTGGAGCAAGTACTACAGACCAAAAATATGTACAAGATAACATTGCTAAAGTGAGAAAGGATTGTGTATCTTTCCACTCTCCACTATTAGCTTCCGTTGTTAATAACCCAGGTTCAGAGCTTACTTCAATAACTTCTGATAAAGGAACATTAGCAGCTACATCTTATAGTGTAATGGACGGAAACTGGAAATACATGTACGATAGGTACAATGATGTTTACAGATGGGTTCCATTAAATGGAGACATTGCAGGCCTATGTGCTGCTACAGATGCTTCTAATGATCCGTGGTTCTCACCAGCAGGATTCAACAGAGGACAAATTAGAAACGCAGTTAAATTGGCTTGGAATCCAGACAAAACAAATAGGGACGAACTATATAAAATTGGTATTAACCCAGTTATTAATAGCCCAGGTAATGGTATAGTATTATTCGGAGACAAAACTCTATTAGCAGCACCTAGTGCGTTTGATAGAATTAATGTTCGAAGATTGTTTATTGTACTAGAGAAGGCAATTGCTACATCAGCTAAATTCCAGCTGTTTGAGTTTAACGATGCTTTCACAAGAAACCAGTTTGTTTCAACAGTAACTCCGTTCCTTAGAAATGTCCAAGGCAGACGAGGAATATTTGACTTTAAAGTAGTTTGTAACGAAAGTAACAACACTGGTGAAGTCATCGACAAAAACGAATTTGTTGCAGACATATTCATCAAGCCAGCAAGGTCAATAAACTTCATAACATTGAACTTTATTGCTACAAGAACAGATGTTAGCTTCGAAGAAATTGGCGGTTAACTTATAAATAAAAGGAAATAGGAGAACAAAATGCAAGTAGCACAATTTAAATCAAGACTATCAGATGGTGGTGCTAGGCCTAATCAATTCAGAGTAAACTTACAGTTTCCTGGAGCGGTTGGACATCCTGGCGTAGACTATGATTTGTTAGTTACTGGTGCAGCAATACCAGCTTCTACAGTTAACCCTGTTATTACCCAATTTAGAGGTAGGGAAGTTAAATTTGCTGGTGAAAGAATATTTGATCCGTGGACCATTACAGTTATTAACTCAGCAGACTTCAAAGTTAGAGAACAATTTGAAGCTTGGATGGAGTTAATTAATAATAAAACAGATAACTCTGGCAATATTAGTTGGGACAGTTATCAAGTGGATATGAGTGTAGAACATTTAGATAGAAATAATGTTGCTATTCAATCATACACATTGGTACAAGCTTTTCCAATTAACATGTCAGAAATTGCATTACAATATGCACAAAACGATATTATTGAAGAATTTACTGTAACATTCCAGTATCAACACTACATTGTTTAAAGAACAAGTAGTTTTAAAGAGCTAAAATTATGGATTTATTTGGGTTTGAAATAAAACGGAAAGAGCCACAGAAGAATGAGAAATCATTCGTGGCTCCATCCACAGACGATGCAATAGAAAGCATCCGAGCAGGTGGGTATTACGGCACCTATCTAGATTTAGAAGGTGTCGCCCATACTGAGGCGGAACTTGTTAAAAGGTATCGTGATATAGCTGCCATGGCAGATGTAGATACGGCCGTTGAAGACATTATAAATGAATCTATTGCACAGTTGGAGAACGAGTCTCCAGTGGAAATTAATCTCGACGATGTAGAATTATCGTCGGCCGTTCGTAAATCAATATCCAAAGAATTCGAAGAACTAAAGAACATCCTGGACATGAAGGATCGTGCCCAGGACTACTTTAGAAGGTGGTACATAGATGGCAAGATATTTTTTCATAAAGTCATCGATATGGACAATCCTAAACAAGGGATTACAGATATTAGATATATCGATCCTAGAAAAATTAGGAAGGTTAGGGAAGTAAAGAAAGAGAAGAACCCTACAGGTGTAAATTTTGTTAAAGATGTAGAAGAATACTTTATCTATAATGATAAAGGAGTTACTACAAAACCAGGAGCTTATGTAGCACCTGAAAATCAGCAAGGGCTGAAGATAACAAAAGATGCTATAGCATATGCACCAAGTGGTTTGGTAGATCACGATAAGAATATTTCATTATCGTATCTACATAAGGCAATTAGGCCTGCAAACCAGCTTCGTATGATGGAGAATGCCGTTGTTATATATAGAATAACAAGAGCACCTGAACGAAGGATATTTTATGTAGATGTTGGTAACTTGCCTAAGTTAAAGGCAGAACAATATCTAAAAGACATCATGGATAGGTATCGTAATAAATTAGTTTACGATGCTAATACAGGTGAAATTAGAGATGATAAGAAGTTCATGTCTATGTTGGAAGACTTCTGGTTACCTAGAAGGGAAGGCGGAACAGGAACAAGTATTGATACATTGCCAGCAGGCCAAAACCTGGGGCAGATAGAAGATGTAGAATACTTTCAAAGGAAATTATATCAATCCTTGAACATTCCTGTATCGAGATTAGAACAACAGGCTGGACTAAACTTTGGTAGAGCAGCTGAGATAAACCGAGACGAGATGAAGTTTACAAAATTCATCATCAAGTTAAGGAGAAAATTCTCGGTAATGTTAGCGGACTTACTTAGAACGCAGCTCTTACTAAAAGGTGTTATGACAGAGGAAGACTGGCACTCTATTAAAGATGATATAGAGTTTGAGTTTGCTACAGATGCCTACTATACAGAATCTAAGGAACAAGAGATTTTAAGAAGTAGAGTAGAAGTATTAAACGGTCTTGCTGCTTATATAGGAACATTTTTTAGTAAGCGTTACATACAAAAGAATGTATTAATGCTAACAGATGAGGAGATTGATACTATTGAAACAGAAATTATGGCAGAGCCACAATATCAACGACAGTATCAATGGAGTCCTTTACAACAGGTGGCACCGGATCAACCGGCACCTGAAGGTAATATAAGTAATGATGTACCAGGCGAAGGAAACCCGATGCCTGGACCAGATAATGGAGCTTAATATGGCAGAAACAGATAGAACAAAAGAAGTTAATGATCTTGTAAGCGATATCCTAGCAGGTAATACTGCAGATGCACAAGATAAATTTAACGATCAGATGACATCTAGAGCACAAGAGGCTGTTGATGACATTAAATCAGGCATAGCAACTGATGTCTTTAATAAACATGTTGTAGATCCTGATATGGAACCACAGGGTGTAGCATTAGATGATGCACTTGTGGATATAGACACAACAACAGGGAGACCTGTAGAAGGAGAAACAAATGGCGAAGACATTTAAAGATTTTAGAGCAGGGGTAATTACCGAATCTCCTGTAGACGGTGTAGCTAAAGGCTCACTAGAAGGTGATAAGCATTTATGTGCATCTAAAATTATGCACAAGGAATGGAATGAAGGCACACCTATTATTGGTGAACATGCAGAACCAGTTAACGGAGAAGTGGCTTGGTATAAAGTAATGTTTGAACACGGTATAGAAACAGTTGAAGTGAATGATCCTAATGTAGAGATCCTTGAAGAAGGGCCTCATATGAACCATAAGAAGAAATCATATTAATTTAACTAAAAAGGAATAACACATGGCAGTCACAGTAAACGCACTTAAATTAACCCAAGTCCAGGGTGTAATTTCTGTAAGGGGGACTGCTGCT